TGTTTGGCAAAAAAGGAGCCGAACAATATAGAACAATTAACGATGCAGTTAAAGATTTGCAAACTATTCCAAAAGAAACTACTAATCCGTCTGGAACTGCGGCACAAATTTTAGCTGGATTAGCTGAAATGGGCGGTCAATACGCCATGACAGGAATACCTGTTCCTTTATTAAGTCTTGCAAAAAAAGGCGTAGATATTAGACAGCAACAGAAGCAAATGAAAAAAATTCGTGAGTTTTTAGACTACGGAAATAAAAAGGACTAACTATGGCAGTCAATCTTTCGCCAATCGGCAACGGATTTCAGTTTTTTGATAACAATGGCGCACCGCTAAACGCCGGTAAGATTTACACCTATCAGGCTGGGTCGAGTACGCCCCTAGCTACTTACACCAGTAGCTCTGGGCTTACGGCTAACGCTAACCCAATCATTCTAGGGACTAGCGGTAGACCGCCGAACGACATCTGGCTCTCTGAGGGGTACTTTTATAAGTTCATCCTAAAAGACTCATCAGACGTAACCATCCAAACCTACGACAACCTCTACGGAATTATTGGCGCAACCCCACCCCCTGCGACTCCAATCCCTGCGGGCGGTATCTTTTTGTGGTCGGGTTCCATTGGTTCTATCCCTGCGGGCTACGCCTTATGTAACGGATCTAACGGGACTCCTGACCTAAGAGACCGGTTTGTGGTTGGTGCTGGTTCTACTTATGCAGTAGATGCAACCGGCGGTTCTGCGGATGCAATTGTTGTAACTCACAACCATACCGCAACAAGCGCGGTTACAGACCCGGGACACAGCCATTCGTTTAGTTCTGCATTGATATTAGGTACAACCACGGATGGAGTCACAGGAACTGTATCTGGTGGCGGTAATGCTGGTGCTTTAACTATTGTGTCTAACACTACAGGCATTACTGTTGCAACTACAATAAATAACTCTGGTAATTCAGGAACCAACGCCAATCTGCCCCCGTACTATGCCCTGTGCTACATAATGAAAACCTAATATGGATTGGCAGACCGTTATCAATATCGGGTTGGGTGGTGTCTTGGCTGCGCTGGGCTGGTTTGCCCGCGAGATATGGGACTCACTAAAAGAGTTGCGTAAAAACACCCATGAGATAGAAAAAGAACTGCGTGAGCTTTATGTCCGCAGGGATGACTTGCGAGAGGTCAGGGTCGAGATGAGCGCAAGGTTTGACAAGATAGAAAGTTTAATTGGGTCTCTATATGATCGCTTAAACGACAAGGCAGACAAATGAATCATGAGCGACTTAGACCCAATCATTACGGCAGCTCAACAGGCTACCCAAGGCATAAAGTCTGCCATCAAGTCTGGTCGTGAGATCAGCCAAGCAGTAGAGTCCATCCAAAACTTTGGGGTTGCGGAACTAAAAGCCCGACAAGCCTACAAGCTAAAGACTAAGACCAAGACTGACGAAATCACGATTATGACCGCGATGGCTGAGTGGAGACGGTTATATCGAATCAAGCAAATGGAAGATGAGGTCAAGGAACTACTCTGCCAGCAGTTTGGCGAGGACGAGGGCCGCATCCAGTTTGGCAAGGTCTTAGACCTAAAAGAAAAGATGCAAAACGAGGCTAGAACCAATAAGCAAGAGCTGACCGATGATCTTAAACGCTGGCGGTCAGTCCAAGTCTACGCGGTAGGCATGGCTACGCTACTGGTCACCCTGTACTACATCTACAAGGGTCACCTGTGAGTGAGCGCCAAGACACCCTGACCAAGGTCTTAAACTATGTGGATAGCCCGTTTAAGCTATTTGCGCTGATCCTGATGGCGATCCTAGCCTTTGCGGGGTACATTGTTTACGACCACCGAGAACTGATTGTCGGGACTTATAAGGAACACCAGAAGCTCCCCCAGATAGCCGAGGGGCGGGTGGATGACGCGGCTACCCACCTCTTTAAGCATACCAACGCCCAAGTGGTCGCTATTTTCAAGGTCAACCCCCTGATTGGATCACGGGTCTTGTACCGCGCCTACACAAAAGAAGGGCGTGACAAAACTATGGAGGGTTTAGACGTTGGCCTATTTACTAGCAACGCCGGTAACAATAAGGACGTAGTTGCGCTAATGGCTAACGAGATCCCTTGCGGGGAGTACAAAGCAGCTCAGTCCGAGGTGGGTCTCTGGTACATCGAAAAGGGTATGACCTTTGGGTGCAGGGTGAGCGTTCCCCCAGACCATAGCCGGTTCATAGGCCAAATTACTGTGGGCTGGGCTACACCGCCCGCCAACCTAGACCAAGCAAAAACCATGTTGCAGATTGCCTCAACCATCCTAGCAAAGGAGAAAAAATGATTGGCTTAGATACCATCCTAAAAATTGGCGAGAAAGTTTTAGACCGCGTACTGCCCGACCCCGCCGCCAAAGCTGAAGCCCAGACCAAACTCTTGGAGCTGGCTCAAAAGGGTGAGCTTGCCCACCTAGAAGCTGACGTTAAAAAGATGGAGATTGAGGCCAAAGACCGGGACTCAGCTCGCGGTCGAGAGGCGGCAATGGCTTCTGCGGATGTCCACCCTATTACCAAGAACATCAACTCAATACTGAGCTTGGGGGTCATTACCCTGTCGTTTATTCTTTTTGCGATTTTAATCTTTATTGAGGTCAAGCCAGCCGCCAAGGACATCTTGATCTATATTTTGGGCGTTTTATCGGCTGCGGTTACCCAAATCCTGTCCTACTACTTTGGGTCTAGCGCCGGTTCCAAGGAAAAGAGCAAACAGTTAGATGAGCTTTTGGAGAAGAAATGAACCTATCCGAACACTTTACCTACGAGGAACTAACCCGAAGCGAGACCGCCGAGCGTAACGGCTGGCTCAATATCCCCTCAAATGCTGAAAAAGAGAACCTGATCCGTCTTGCGGAACTATTGGAAAAGGTCAAGGCTGCGGTCGGGGGGAAACCCGTAATGATCAACTCAGCCTACCGGTCAAAACAGGTTAATGACGCGGCGGGCTCCAAAGACACCTCCCAGCACCGGCTAGGCTGTGCGGCAGACCTACGGGTTCCCGGCATGAAGCCACGGGAGGTCGTAGAGGCTTGTATAGCCGCCTCTGTGCCCTTTGACCAAATCATCCTAGAGTTCGATAGCTGGACTCACATCAGCGTCCCAAACACCCCGGAAACGTCCCCACGCGGTCAGAGTCTAATCATTGACCGGCAGGGGACTAGGACTTACAGTTAAGACGCTTTCTCTTTGCCCTCACGGGCCTTGCGACCCCCTTTTCGGGGGTTCTTTTTTAGTACAGCGGGGCGCACGTTACATCGATAACCACGTCCCGAGTCACCCCTCCCACGGCTCTCCGTCCGTAGATCACCACAGCCCTAGTCCTAGCGGCCTGACAGTCCTGAATGGCGTTGGCGGTCTCCAAGCGGGTCATGGCGTGGACTTCCTTATCCACTATGAGCTTCTGGGCCGGGGGTGGTACAGATTGATCAACGGGGTTTGTGGCGCACCCAGTTAGGGCGAGAACTATCAGTAGTCTTTTCATCTTTTTTTTCCTTTTGTGAACAAACAAAGCAGACCATCGCGATCATCGCAATCATCCACAGAACAAAGAACCAGATGTCAGCGGCAACTAAATGAGAAATAAAAGTCATGGCTCACCTACCTCCTTGATGTTGACTATTACCTGAACTGGTTTGGCCTTGTAATACCAGTACAAGTTCCTAGTTAACCACTCATTAGCCGCCCGCTGTGTTCTAAATGTGAGATTCTTAAAGGCTTCTTGCGGCATCGCACCATGTTCTATCTGAACGTAGCGGCCCCGCGAATCCTTAAGCGCCCAGCACTTAATCCTGTCCGGCATCTGATTTTCCGATTGAGGTCAGGGCTTGCGATAACTGCCAACGCATATCCAAAATGATTTGCGTAATTTTTTCGGTATCGCTAAACGCCGGGGTTCTGGTCAGACGCTTTAGTTCCGACAGGTTTAGGTCGAGCTTAATAATTAGTGACGAAATATCTTCCATAAGTCCCCCTAGAAAGGAATGTCATCAATTAGGCCGGTGGAGTCAAAGTTTTCTTTTGGTTCTTCGCGTACCTTGTCTTTTGGAGCCCCAGCAAACTCCAGCTCATTTAACCGCGCTCTGAGCGAAGTACCCGTGGTTCCGTCCTTGCGCTTGTATTCCTCAAGGTGGGGCTCAGATAGGGTCACAAAGAGGCTCTGACCCTTGATTAGGTGAGATTGGAGCTTCTCTACGCGGTCACCCCACATGGTCGCGGAGATCCATTGCGTAGGCCGCTTTCCGTCCGCGCCTTTCTTGCCGTAGTCCATAGCCAGCGATAGATCCATCACCGGTTTTCCATCACCGGTATAACGAATTGCTGGGTCTTTACCGATACGAGCTAATCCAATTAGTAACATTTTTAATCCTTATCAAAATAAACTGCTTTGTTGTTGTAGAAATCAAATAGGGCATCACACTCAGCCAAAAATAGCTCGGCTGCGTCCTCAACGACTTTGATCTCCTCCGGGGTGGGTCGGAACTTCTTAATGAACAGGTCTTTGCCCTCACCCATGCGTGGGTCGTAGGAAACAAACCAGACCGCCTTACCCGTGACCGCCGCCTGTAAAGTCATCTGAGGTTTGTATTCCGCAGGGACTTCTTGGTTGGCTATGTACTTCATGTGGGTCTTGGTCTTGGGGCACTTGATTTCAATCAGGCATCCGTCAGACACGAATCCGTCAGGGGAGCATCCTAGAAAGGGTATACGCGGGTGGTCTATGAACCGAGTGTCCGTGACTATCAGGCCACAGACACTTTCAAACCTTTCCTTTGCCGCAGCCTCTTGAACAACCCCCCACTCCATGTCCGAGGTGGTGTACTTGTCCGCAAAGGTATTGGTGATCCGTTCCGCGACAATCTCATACCGTAGGTTCTCGCGTTCCGTGGACTCTTTACCAGACTTCAGGAAGTTCATAGCCGCTGACATCCGAGAGGCGGTGAGCTTGCCCAGCCGGTCGTTCCACCAGTTGCCATCGAGCTGGAATGGATTGGCCTCACGCATCTTTAGCCCCCTTTAGTTCTGCGCCCTTGTGCGCGGCTTCAGTCCTAACCAGTTCACGTTCCTCTGGGCTCAGAGCTTTCCAGAACACCGAGAGGATCTCAGGGCTAGATGCCTCATTGATCAGCTTGACCAGTTCCTCTTTACTCTTGGTCGCACGTTTCTTAGGCGTGGCTTGCTGGTGGATAGCGTTTTGTACTTCGTTGGCAGAACCGAACTCCATGCCACCCCAGCCCGCAGCCGCCAAGCACCGACCGATTGCGCTGGTCTCTGCGTTTTCTAAAGCGGATGTTGAGTTGATCTGGCTAGAGGCTCTGAACTCCTCTGCGTGACCCGTAGCGATGCAGCGGCCTGTGTCGTTGTAGATGTTGGCTTGCATGATCACCACAACATCGTCTGCCTTGATTATTTCGGTAGACAGTTCCCAATCCGGGTGAGCCTCGCGGAACTTCTGAACCCGCAACGCTACGGTCTGGTATTCCTTGCCTTTGATATTAACTATGCCTGTATTCAAGTTATTCTCCTTAGATAAACATTGCTAAAACTGCTACTAGCGCAAGTAGAGCGCCACCTATTAGATCACCAAATTCTTCTTTAGTCATTTGGTTCCCGCCTTAATCAAAATATATTCTGCGTAACGGGTCTTATCTTTCTGAATCATAATCGTGTTGATCAACCACCCCTCATTACGCAAGTTAAAAAT